ACAGGTGCACAGGCATTCACTCTCGTATATTTATCATTACCCTTACTAGGAACAAAAGGTATCACAGGTATACCCATTCGTCTAAACTCCTGTGTCAAAGGTTCACCGCTGGCTTTTTGTTCTATAATAATCGTTTCAGGTTCCCAATACTTATTCGCATCTAATGCCACTGCTTTTAATTCTGGAAAATCAAATTTACCCCTAATGGCATCTAATAAAATTATATGTGGCGAGCCTCCCTCTTCTGGAAAAAATATACCCCACGTGGTAATCGCAGAATAATCTGCCGTTTCTTTTTTACTAAAGGCTGTATCATAACTTTGTATGACGTGCATCAGATTAGGAATATGTCCTTTCCACGCTTGCCACCATTCTCGTTTCAAAATCGCCCCCTCTTCAGATGTAGGGTTTTGCATATACTGAGCTGACCAGTTACGAATAGGAATACTAGACTTAATCTTTTCTAATTCTTCTAACTCCCAATACTCTGGCCATACAGGGTTCCCTGAGTCTAGAATCGCAGGAAAAGAAATCTGTCGCCACTTATCCGCTTTAGGTTCAGTTTGAGCCTTCAATAATCTACCTGTCAAATCATCCTCTGCCCATCTGGTCATCACCAATAAAATTGAGCCTCCTGGTTGTAACCTTTGTCGTGGACCTGAAGTATACCAATCATAAGCGCGTTCCATCGCAATGTCTGACATTGAGTCTTGTTCCGTGTGTGGGTCATCAATAATCAATAAGTCCGCACCACGACCCGTGATACTCGCTCCAACTCCAGCTGCATAATACTCACCTCCGTGATTTGTTTCCCAACGACCCTTGGCTTTGGAGTCCTCACGAAGCTTAACATTACCAAAAATTTGTTTGTACTCTGGTGAATCAATAATATTACGAACCTTAGAACCAAACCTTACTGCTAGTTCTGTGTTGTGAGATACCTGCATTATTTTCATTTTTGGATACTTGCCAATGATCCACGCAGGAAAATATACAGATGCAAATTCAGATTTAGTATGTCTAGGGGGCATATTGATAATGAGCCTCCCTTTTTTATCAGCAGCAATATTTGTAAACTCGTGAGCGATAATCTGATGATGTCCCCATCTACTTTTATCTTTTTCTTTACGACATATAAAATCAGGCCAGACTTCTTGAACAAAATATAAAAAATGATCCTGACATAATTTTATATGTTGGATCCATAATGATTCTACTCTGAGCCTCAGTTTTTCTGTTGTAAGTAAATCAGCACTGCTCATTTTTGTATTATATGCAAGCCATACGAAAATGCAAATGTTTACATATATCTAACTTAGCGTATAGGTGTATACGCTAGCTAGCCGCCGCCACAACCTTGTTGTATTTTTGCAACAGTTTAGCTAATTTGTAATGAAGAATGAGCCTTAGAAATTGGTGGGGATTATGTCCCCACCAATTGTTATGATTAAAAGGTTGATGCCTTTATTTGTTCTGCTCTATGTTTAGTGATGCCTATTCTTTTATTCCAAGCATCAACAATGGCATCAATATAGTCAGATGATCCAACGAACTTGTCAAACTCTAAGGGATCATCTTTATTCTGTTTTCCATAAGGATAGTATCCAGATTCATTTTCGTAAGCTCTTGCTAATCTCCATTGGTCGTGGAACTCACCATTGATAGTTTCTGGAACTTTGATATAACAATAAACTTTATTCATATTTCTTCCTTTCATTTATATTAATTTATATTGTTTACATAATACCAATAGTTCTTTAAATGTAATAGTATCTGAAATATCAATATTATGTTCTTCTTTAAAATACTCTGTAAAACTTCTTTTATCATCTGATAAAAGTAAGTCCCATAAATATAAAATATTATCATCTTGATCAAATTTATTTGCACCAGATTTTAATCTAATATATTTTTTTAATTGTTTACAATTGTTCAATTTCTTCCTTTCGTTTATAAGTAACATTATTGTTATCTTATATATATAAGATAATATAAGATAAATCATTTGTCAACAACTTTTTTTATTTTTTTTTATTTTTTTTCTTGCAATCTTATTTAATCCCATTATAATAAAATAGTACAAACATATTAAACAAAGGAGTTATTATGAAAAGTACAATTAAAAAAACTAAGTTATCAAAGTTGCAAGACGTTCAGATTACTGAATTCTTGACTTCTAGAACTAACTTAAAACTAGCTAAAGATGATGAGGCATTTCAAAAAGATTTAGTTCATCAAATTTTTACTGCTCTTAATTCAGATGAAATTGTTGTAATCAGATCTGGAAAAGTTATTAAGCTAGTAAAAAAACAACAAACTAATACATTGATTGATTCAAAAAGATTGAAGGAAGAAAAACCAGAGATCTATAAAGAATATTCAATGACTAAAACATTCAATAAAATTAATATATCTTAGAAAGGTTCCTTCCTTGAAAAAGGGAAGCTATATAGCTTCCCTTTTTTTTCTTTAGAACCTAGCATTTAACCAGGTTAATAGTACAAATAATAAAACAAGCAGCTTAATTATAATTAACATATGATATGGTTCCTTATGATATGATCTGGCGCTATGATTGCGCCAGATATGATTATGATTATATGATTTTTGTTAAATGTTTTTCTCTAATATCTTCAACAAAAGATTGAAGAATTTTTAATTCATCAATAGATAATTGATTACCATTTATTAATTCATCCAATTGACTATGTAGCAATTCTAATTTTTCATATTCTGTCATTTTATTTTATCCTTTTGTTTATGATTATTGGAGCAATTGCTCCCTAATTTCTTGTTCGCATTCTTTGGCAATTTCATCGCCACCAACGTATCCCTCGACAACGTCTCTCATTACAGTAATAGCTTCTTCAACTGCTCTTTTATATTCATCTTTTAGATGTACATCATATTGATGATAATTTTTATATTCGCTTAATTTTCTTCCCATTTTATTATGCCTTTCTATTTTATATATTCTATAATTTGATTAATATTATTATGTTTGTAACAAATTAAACATTCTTTACATTTTGAAAAACAATTAATCTTTTTTTCATTGTATTCTTTTGTAACATTGTTAAAAGTTTTATCAAAATATTTAGGCAATGTTTCAATTGGTTTATTTAATTGACTATTAGAAAATATTAAAATCAAGTTTTTAGGTTTATTCATCGTTTTAAAAACTTTATTAATAATATCTTTTCTTTTAGTCCACAAAGTAAAAGTGCAATGTGGGTTTTTATTTGTGATATTAATTAAGTTAATTAAATGAATGTCGTTTATTAATTCGCCATGACTAGAAAACCTAAAAAATGCATCCAATATAGTAGGCAATAATTCAGTTTGAATAATAACATTGCTTAATAAATTACTGTTATGTTGCCACGAGGGAACACAATTTTTGCGCATTGTTTTAAGCATATTGACTGAATAACAACTATTACAAATTGAATTTTTATTTTTATTTTGTTTAATACAAAATTCATTTGTTAAAGTATTTGTGTTTATTGATCTAATATCCTGAAGTTTTCCAGAACCTTTTGAAATATTGATCCCTATATAATTTAACATTTTAACCTTCTTTCATTTATAGTTTATATTATATCTATTATAAGATAATATGGGATAAATGCAAAGCTTTTTTTTATTTTTTTATCGAAGCTGTCAATGCCTGGAATAGCTTCAACAAATCTTTGCTTTGGTTCACCAGCTGGAATATTGGTTTATATTCGTGGATCGTTATGTTATGATCGTTATGATTGCGAATATGATTGGATGTAATATGATTATGGTCGCAAGAACCACGATTCTTGGGATATGATTGCAGATATGATTGCGAATATGATTGATCATATGATTCAAGACCCACGATCCTGAGAAGTTTGAACCCTTTCTCCTTGATACAAGGTAGCAAGATAAAAACAAAACCTCCAACTTGATATCTTTTTAAATGCCAATTGATCTGATGATTTGACAAGCCATAATTCTTGCCAACTTTTGATTTTAATTCTAACCAAAATTCTTTGCCATCAATTACACAATTTACATCTGGAATTCCACGAACTGTGGCACTCTCAATTCTTGTAAAGTGCCACAATTTCTGTGTTTTTTGTAGATTATTTATTTTTTTCCAAAGTTGAGATTCATTCATCTCCAAGCCAAAATCCAAGCAAGAAAACAAATAGCAATATTAAAATTAACTTTATCAATTTTTTGCTCTCTTTTTCCAATATCGTTGACTTTCAATATCCTCAACTCTATTCCATATTTCAATGAATCTTCTCAACCAATAAGATTGATAAGGCATTTGAACTTCTTCTGACCAAAGCATTTCATCTGCACTTAAAATCTCGTCAAATTGTTCTCTCTTGCACCAAGCAATATATAGTTTATTTAATAAATTAATGGTCATTTACAAACCTCAAAACTTTAAAAAAATTGTCAGTTTCTAATAATGGCTTTTTGCCATACCCATAATCATCAGAATTAATAATGTGAAATCTCTTATAACCTTGCAATTGTCTTTCAGTAGGATTTTCATTATCAATAAATATTTGATGACCTTTAAATTCAAAACTTGGGCAAGTGTCATTACCATAAGAAACATTTTCCCAATCTTTAGGAATAAGGTTTTTAATATCAAATAAACATCTATCAAAAAAAGGTAAATCATAATAAGTGTGTTTATCGTATTCATTTACAAGTTTAATTACTTCATCAA